CTTTTGCTCGCGCTCCTGTTTTAGATCGTAGAAGGCGGCGTAATGCACAAACTCAGCATCGGTCAGCTCGTTCCGCAAACGGCTGACCGTCATCCCTAGCTCGCAGGACAGAAAGAACTCAAAGAAGAGCCAGTTGTCCTGCCCTAGTCGTTTTTTGCTTCCTCGTAATCGACCTCAGACCCGACGCCGAACAGGAAGAACTCAAGGTCATTTAGGACGGACTCAGGCAGCATCCGTTGCAGCTTTGCGGCGTCAGCAGCAGCAAAAGGCTTGGTTCCGTCTTTCAGCTCCGCCTTATGGCAAAGCATCTGCGTGCTTACGTCGAGCGCCTCCTCTGTTCCTGCAAGCGCCTGCGCCTTCTTCCGGTCTGCCCGCGTAATCGGAGGGAAAAACAGTTCCCAGGACTTGCCGCTGGGGTGCTTAAGAACGAACTTGCGACGCTGGTTGAGGTCAAACGCCTCAACCAGTTCGTCTACAAGGCGTTTAGATGTAGGCATCAAGGCGTATTAAATCGCCCTGATACTACACCTCATCACTCAAGGTTGGAAGTGATGGTGCCGCTGGTGATGAAGCTACAGCTGACAACTACAAGTTCGCCAACGGTGGAGCTGATCTCCATATCGGTGATGATGCCAGCAAAGCTGACCGAATCGGTGCCGGAGGTAGTGCCGGTAGTGAACAGCTCGAAGGTGGCGTCTGCGGGGTCGCCAGTGGTAACAACGTCCTCAAGGAAGCCAGCCTGACCAGTCGCATCAGGGTCGTAGACCAGCTCGACGGTGCCAGAGCCAGACACCATGCTGCCAACGAATTGGCGGAAAGTGTCGCCGTGAACGCTGGTGTCCAACGTTTCCTTGGTAACAGTCAGGCTCCAGGAGCGAGTGCCGACGATGGTGGCATTAGTGGAGCCAGCAGCGTCGAACTGAACAGCTCCAGATTCGCCTCGAATGGTTGCCATGGGTCAGAGTTCCTCGATGGATTCAAAGGTCACACGGACCTGTGTTTGAAAGTAGCCCTCGGGGCTGGGCGAAACCAAGACCTCTGGACCTGTTGGAGCGTCGAAGAAAACCCCCGACACGGTGACCCTATTGTAGAGATCCCGGATTCTGTCACCGATCACATAGTTAGCCCCAGGACCAACACCAGGGGCGCTAAAGATGTTGATCGTTAGCAGGCCAAAGAGGCGATTGCGGCTGTCGGTTGTATCGCCGTGCGTTAGGTACTCACTAGCGCCGAACGTAGTCTGGCATTGAACCCAGGAGCTATTCGGCGTCGGCTCGTAGGGCATGTTATGGAACACGACCGGTATAGCAGGCGTGTTCGCTAGTTCGGTTGCCAGGCGACCCTCGATAGTGGCGCGGACGGTGTTGAGGTTGAGTGCTGCCATTAGCGCCCCTTAGCGATTGCCCTCATCAGTTTGGGCACACTCTTTCGCGCTACCTCTAGCCCTAAGAGATCAGGAAACCCCTGTGTAGCCCCGCAACGGGTCCGCCACTGCCCTTGCCAAGACGCAGGCAGGTTGCTGCCATAAATTACGGGCTCGGCGTACTCAAGCGAGTTAAAGATCTTGCCCGTATAAGGCTCTGAGATGTCGATCTGCCAAGCCTTTTTGAGATCGCCTGTGTCTTTCGGCGTGCCTAGGTTTTCTGGTCTTCGCGTAATGATTTGCGTGTACCAGGCATTTGTTGTCCTTTTGACCAGGAGCTTGATTTGCTCCTCCTGAAAGTCAACGATCTTGTCGAGAGGGATAGTGCTTGCCATCGCTACGCCCTCAGCACAAAGTCGTAAAGCAGATCAACGCCATTCATCTCCTCGACCCGGACCGCGATGATCTGATGGATAACAGAGCTGATAACGACCTTGTCCCGGTTATTCGGGCGGGACGTAAAGTCTTCCGCCGGCACGGTCAGGATCTTGTCGCCTGCTTGAACTAGCTCGTTGACCTCTGCCTCGCGAACGTCGCGGAGCGTCCCGACGTGCTCGGTGTCGGTATTAGTTTCGGCGACCGTGCCATCTGACGTGTCATAGGCACCGGTAGCAACGCTGCGAAACGTCACCTCGGTGCCCACCTTGGTGAACGCCTTGGGAATCGCCTTGGCAATCAGATCCCCGAGTGCCATCAGATTCGGTAGGCAACAACGGTGCCGCTAGTGAGCGTGACGCTAGTGAAGACGCCATACATCTCGCAGCTTGCCTTCAAGGGCACAGCCGAAAGGGTGTTGCCGGTGTAGTCCGATGCAACCAGGGTCGCAATCACGGAATCTTCAAGGGCAACGATTTTGCCGAAACGCCCAGTGTGCGCAGCGGTGTCGTCGATGTACTCAGCGCCGGGGTAGGCGTAACCCATGATCAGCTCCGTTTGATTGAGACGTTGCCCGGTCCACTGATTCTAAGTCCGGTGAAATAACGCTCAACCATGGGCGGGATGCGATCTGCACCCACTGCGCCATAAAAGTTGGGCGTGAGGTTGACCGACCCGACTTGCAGGTTCTTGAAGTCTTCGAGCCCGCTCAGCTCTAGTCCGTCAACGTTGTTGTGCAGGTAGACGGCAAGGATGATCGTCGCCCGCTTGATCTGATCTGGAATCTCTTCTGACGTGAAGTAATCCGTCGTGATGCGGAACGGAAAGCCAACGCTGTAGGTATTGATATAAGTGTCCGGCTTTCTGACACCAGTGCGCGGCCACTGCAACGCTTGGGTGTCGGTCGCACGCGCACCCAGGAACCGCTCGCGATCAATGCGCTGCGTTGCGGTAACTAAGGAGCGATTTCGGTTGTCATCGGTGCCCGAATCCCACTTGGCAGCATCAGTGCTAAGCACCATGCCATCGACAAGATCGTCGGCGTCACTCAGCGTCAGGTAGCTGTTTGCGCTTTCGCCCCCGACTGTTGCGTCGATTGTGATTGCCATCGGGCTTCTCGGAAGATTCCTCTGGAGTTTCGTTCACAGGGCTAGGGGCTGCCGCCGAAGCAGCAGCCGCCTGTTCCTGTGCTCGCCTAAAAGCGAACAGACCCATCAGGAGCTAGCGCCCTTGATGACGACATAGTTGAGGACGATTGCCTCAGAAGCGGAAGAACCAGACAGGTTGGCAACAGTGATCGCAAAGGATCCAGCCGCCAGGCTGTTGGCTTGCACCAGGTAGGCGCCCGCAGTGCCAGCCGAAGCATGGTTCACGAGAACCACGTCGGAGGCAGTCACCTTGTCGTTGGTGACGGTGAACGAAACCTCAGCGCCTGCTGCCAGGGCTGCGTCGTTCAGGGTGATAGCGCCAGCGGCGCTGTTGATGGTCACGCCAGTCGCCTTAGAGGTGGCTTGAGTGACCGAGGAGCCGGTGGTGTAGCCGATAGCTAAACCAGCGGTTGCTTCAAAAACAGATGCCATTAGGGGTTACCTCCGATTAGTCCATATTGGAGACGTTGGTAGCCCGCACGATCCCAAGGTTCTTGGTTTCGTACACCTTCGACCAGTTGCCGACGGTCTCAAGGGTGCTGCGATTCGGGTTGGTATCGCTAGCAGTCCAACGGCTACCCACGGGGTGGTAGCAGTAGTGCAGGTCGATCGACATGGCATCGCTCTTAGCGAGGATGTCACGGTCGGTTTCAGTCTGCATTGCCAGTTGCTCACCAGAGGCGACAGCGCCTTGGGTGAAGAAGTAAGTGGCGTACTCAGTGGAGGAACCGCTACCAGCGGTCTGCACATCGTCAGACACGATGACACGCAATCCCATGAAGGTTGGGACGCTGGGGCTGCCGAAAGCGTTAGCAGTCGAACCCTGAGTGGCGCTGGTGTCAGCGGCGCCAGTGTCGTCGTAGATGAAGTCGATGGCACGGCGCTCAATCAGGTCGTAATAGACCGAAGAGTGCACGCACATCGCGGTGAGCTTGTCGCCCTGGTCGCCGAGCTTGTTACGAGCTTGGGCAACGTGACGGGGGGACAGCACAGTGGGGGTGTCACCGGACTCGCCGTCGATCGTCAGAGCGAAGAACGCGGCAGAGCTGCTGGTCGAGTTAATCGAACCGAAGACGCCGCCGAGGCAGGACAGAAGGTCCTTCTGGCGCTGGTTCGCAACGTAGTCAGCAACCTTGGCGCCGATAGCAGCCATGGGATCGCTACCTGCTGCCAGGGCAGCCAGGTCACGTGCTTCAAATGCCCGACCACGGTGCAGAATCACGCCGGTCTGGCGGTCTGCGGTGATCTTGCCGGGGGTCAGAGAAGAGCTGTCAGACAGCACCTCAAAGTCGCCGGACAGGTTTGCCTTGTAGAAAGGCACATTGATGAAGTCGCCGCCCTCAGTGGCATTTAGCTCAGCCATCGGTTGCACAACACCGCTAGCCAAGAAGGCATCGCGCTGAGTGGTCTGCTCAATGACGTATGGCGTAAATACCTCTGGAACGATGATGTCAGACCGAAGGGTCGCCATCTGTAATTCCTTTAGTGTTTAGCAGTGTTGGGCGTAACCCGGTTGGCGCCGCGTAGCTTTGCCTTGTCCCGCATATTAACGGTTTGCTTGTGCTTTCAACTTCTCGTATAAGTCGCGGTCAGTTCTAAATAGCCGCGATTGTTCGGTGAGGTTGTAGCTACCCGGGGCAAACGGATTGCTAATACCGGCTGGGATCTCCCCGGAGCTGCGACCGATAGGTGCGCCGCTTCCTTGTGGTTTCGGCTGCTTTTGCATCCAGGCAGGGAGGGTTTTAGCCCATTCCGTAACCGGGGTGCGCTCGTAGCCATTGACGACGACGACGGTGCCGTCAGGGTTCCGCTCGATCTGATCCGGCGACAGCTTGGTCTTCATAACCAAGTCCGGATCGTGCACGATGTCGGCGAGTGCGCTTACCGCCGGGGTAAGCAGTTCAAGCTCACGGACGCGCTGCTCTAGCTCTGTGATGCGCCTGTCCTTTTCCGCCGCCGCCTCACGGTATTGCTGCTCCAGAGCCTGCCGTGCTTCGGAGTATTTACCTTGCTGCTCGAGCTCGGCTTGCTCGGCTTGTCTTTTGAACTGAATGAGCTCCTCGACATCGATACCATCGGGGACCTTCTTTGCCTTTTGGAGCTTTCCGATTAGCTCGTGGTTTTTCCTCTCTAGCGCCTCGACGCTCCGCTGGAGTGCATCGACCTGACCGTTGGACTGCTGCTCAGTAGGCGTAACCTGCTGATCTTGTTCCTCAGACATCTAAAACCCGTAAGGTTTGTTGCCGTCGCACCATACCAGTTACCACTTAACCTTGTCAGCCCAGAAGGCGGCTGACATCTTGCCTTTCGCGATATTTTTTGCGTGCCGTGCCTTGAAAGATGCGCGACGCGCTTTGTTTGACTTTGACTCGCCCTTTCTCGCCGGGGAGCCTGAAACACCCTGCTGACCGAATCGAATCAGCTTGACCTTGTCGCCCTCTTTAGCGAGAACCGCGTGAGACTTCTTCGGGTGATTAGGCGTCCGGATCGGCTTGTTGTAGCCCTCGAACTTGTGCCCGCCGCGCTCGATCGCCATTACTTTTTCCGAGCCTTGTTGTAAATGTCCCGGTCAGCCTTACGGGCGCCGCCCTTGCCGGAGACATAGCTATTGACCCGACCCATCGCCCAGGCGCTCATCGGGACGTTGCGGGAGCCGCTCGAAAGGTAGGCGCCCTGACCGCGACGATACACGGCAGCAAGCTCGCCGTAGGTGAACCGAGTGCCCTCAGCCTTTTTTCTTAGAGCCTTTTTTGTTGCTTCGCTTAGAGGCTTTGCGCTTGCCACCTTGTTCGGTCCTTGATTTGGAAACGGCTTTGATGTCGATGTACTCGCCACGCTTATAGGCGTCAGCGGTGCGCTTAATCTCCCGAGCCTTAGCGCCTTTGTTCTTGGCACCGCTCAGGTACTTCTTGGGCAAGCCAGTCGCCTTGTCCTTAGGTACACGGCGTTGCTTGCGTGCCATTACTTCTTCTTGCCTCCCTTTTTCTTGCCGCCCTTCGACATAGGCTTGGGCTTGCCGGAGTGGTAAGGCATCGGCTCGAAGCAGATGCCGTCATGCTACTCAGCAGCTTTTTTGCGAGTGCGGGGCTTCGGCTTCGCCTTAGGCTTCTCCTGCTGTACAGGTTGTGCACCTTCGATGCCTAGCCCAAAGCGGTTGACGTATTGAACAGTGCCGTCTTCGAGGGTCCGTTGCCGCGCAAGCATTAGCTCGCCATTAACTAGAACCGCTACCTGCTCTTGCTCTGACATCGGGGTACCTAGCAGCTAACTGTTTCAAGGTTAGTTCTGACCCGTCGTCACGCACAAAGCGACGCAGGGCATCATCCGGTCCATACTTCTTCGCCAGGAAGTTGTAATAGGGCGTCTTACTACCGAACACCTTTTGCTTCTCGCTCGGGTTCTCCTGTAGCCACTGCCCGTAGCTTTCAAACTCCTCGATCTCGTCATCCTCGATCCCGATTGTCAAGGGAGCTCGAAGGGAGCGGCAACCGAAGTGCAGAGGCGGCTCGGGACCCTCGCCCCATTTGTAGACCTTGCCATCGAGTGACCGGCAGATCGGTGTCGTCTTGCTGTCGAGCACCGCTCTGTAGATGTACCTCTCTGTCACGTCGGGGTTCTCGCGGGCAACCTGCTCTCGAGCCGCGTCTGTTACCTGCGTGATGCTGCTGCGAACGATCGCCCGGATCTGGTTATTAGGTCGCGCCGTAACGAGCCCTCCTTTTTGGATCTGACGCGCCACGCTCTCTTGCTCTCCCTTCCGCAAGCGCCCCTTAAGCCTGCGAACGATGCTTTGCGTTGACTCGCCGGTCAGCAAACCGTTTCGCACAGCCTGACTAAACATCTCCGACTCGCGCACGCTCATCCCGCTAAACGCCTTCCGGATGACTTCGCCGTTAGGCAGTGTCAGGGTCGTTCCGTCGGCGACGGTTAAACGGGCGAAGGTTCTGGCAGCGCCGGGTAGGTCGTCGCTAAGAGATACGATCCCGAGCCGCGTTGGGTCAGACGTAACTACGGCTTGCGCGAACTGCGGACTGATAGCTACTGACCGCACCGGGGTAGTAACGCTCGGCGGCGCGATGCGCTCGAGCTGATCGACCATAAAGTCTGCCTGGAGCTGAGCTAGCCCCTGGAGCTCTTCGGTCATGATCTGGGCGCTTGCTCCTGCCCAGGTATCGAGAGACTCCTTTAGCTGCGCAAGGATAGTGCGAAGCCTTGCTGCTGTAACCGTGTCAGGGTCGAGCGTCGCGAGTCGATCCGTAATGTCGATGATCACGTCGTTGTATGACCTGACGATCCGCCGAGTCACGCTGTTGCTAAAGCGATTCAGGTCAATCGCGCTGCGGTAGAACTCGGTGTGCTGGGTCATACCGCTACCCCGAACTGCTCAGGCTTAGCCGTCGTCATCACGGAAACATCGGCACCAGCTTGCAGCGCGTTCTTGATCAGGGTTTCGAGTACAGCTTCAACGTTGTCGATGCCGTCTTCAAGCTGCACCTCGTCCACGCTGTCCTCTTTCCCACAGGAGTACCAAGACACGCGGATTACAGCGAAGGCAGGCTCGATTAGCGGCTTTGTCGTAATGCAAAGCTGCTGCTTACGCGGCTTCTTGGCTTCCATCTGATGCCTGTTCCTTACCTCGGCATCATGCAGGCATTTGCTCTGCTGGCTCGGTGTTTTCGGATTCTTCTGGGATTGTTTCCTGAGCTCTTGGCGCAGGCTGTTCCATCTCAACGAAACCACCAGCATCAGTAGCTTCCAGCTCTTCCTCAACGTCGAACTCATCACCAAGGACCTCCCCTTCATAAAGCTGATCGAGCAGGGTTTTCTGGCTAATCGTTCCAGCGGTATAGAGCTGAAGTAATGCCTGGATCTCCTGCGGGTCGAGACGAACGCCAAGGAAGTCCCGATTAACAAGGCTGCTGCCGTACTCCTCGATGTTGAGATAGTGCGCGTGATGCGCTAGGCAGTTGTCGATCAGGTCCTGCATGTTCTGCGCGATGACCATCATCGTGCTATCGCCCTGACTCCGGTCGATCCGCTTTGCTTCTGCTGTCTCGGCAGATAGCTTCTGCCCGAGAACTGCTGACAAGCCGAGCTCGTTGATCTGGGTAGCGAGCTGATCGAGACGACGGAACTGCGAATCAAACGCATCACTAGGCGGCGCGATGTACTCCGCCCGACCCTCAGCGGGGAACGCGATAGCCTCGCCAGGACCAGCGCTTACCTCTTCCGAAGACTGCGGGAAGCCGTAGAACGCCAGCATTGGCACGGCTGAGATATGGAGCTGGTTGTCGAGATCGGACTGGATCTGGTACGCCTTGAGGTTGAGGTTCGCGATGTCCTCGAGCGGCGGGCGCGACTCCATAAAGCCGACGCGGTTGGCGTAGGCGACGGCGAAGGGGATATGGTCCATCGTCGTCGTGCCGCTTTCTACGACCTCGTAATCACCCTGCTTGTTAATCCGGTGAATCTCGAACGCGCCGGGCGTTAGCACGCGGACCTGCTTGACCTCCTTCTCGCCGTAGTCACCATCAGGCAGGATCACCTTTTCGGACAGGCGGAGCTGCACTAGCTTCTGTGCGCCATCGACGAGCTCAGTGCGCCAGCCAAGGATCTCCCG